GAATTCGTGGTTTTGATCACCTCAGATAGCGGTGATATGCCATAGTTCACAAAGGTAGGATTAATAGTTACCTTACCCTCTTTGTCGCTGTCTCCATTTGGATGATCTTCAAACATCATTTCGTCTTCAGCTATGACTGGCTTTTTTCTTTGAAGCTGTTTGCATATAGTCCTGATAGCACTACTGCCACTAGATAATTCGTATCGACATTGACTACACGTTTTAGGACTATCCCGCCTTTGTCTTGATTTTCTCAGGGGCTTACCGCAATGACCGCAGTTAGAAAATTCTTCATTATCTTTTTCTATTTGCTCTTTAGTCCTGCGAAGTGTTGGTTGAGGTTTACTCATCTTCAGTTTTCTCCACAGCTAATTCTCCTGCAAGTGCCACATATCCAATGGCATCCACAAAACTATCTTTGGCATTTTCGTGGTCAAAAGAAATTCTAGATATCTTTAGCAAAGCCATCATTATGCCAACATCGTGCATCTTAATCTCATGCCCCAAATAGCTACTCCATAAAGTAGCTATCCGAGAAAAGTTATCTGAGGCATCGCCATAGTTTTGATGACGATCCCCATTGATAAGTTCATCAGCTTCCTGAATTAATTGACTTCGATCAGAAAGGAATTTCATCATTTAACTCTGTAGAATTAGCTAGAGTTTGACCGCCTGCATTGACCTTTGTTGGGTCTGCTTTGACTAGCTTGCCTGCAATCCAATTGTCATTTTTCTGATAAACATTGGCATAAAATATTTCACCATTAATGACTAGCTTGCCATTATAGTCTGAGTGCCAATCCTCAGTCTTACGATCATTTTTGTTTATGGAAATAGTTAGCTCATCCACTCCATATTTTATCATTGGTTTATTATCCATTTAGCTCTCCTTTTTTGGTTTTGAATTTTTGGATTATTTTGTCATCTGTAGGTTTATATTTGACGTACAATTCAGTAAGTTCTTTTTGTGTCTTTGCATTGTCTATCAATGAAATTAGATCTACTTCAGAGGGCTTGGAGGAGGTGATACCCCCTGAAGCAGAATTACCTGAAGGTACAAATGTGGGAGCATAACCTTCAGGCTTTAATGTAGCGACTTCTCCATCATCATCGTCAGAAGGAAGTCCAAATATACTTTGTAAGCCATACCTCTTTGCATAACTGATAGCCGATCCTTGTTTTTGTGGATCATTAGGATCTTTAGAAACAATCTTAGTTCGGCTAACCCTCATTGCCCCTGAAGAGTGCATCATTACTGTTCGTACAAAAGATATATCCCCTTCAAAATCCATCTCCTGAGTAAACGTCAGACCAAATTGACTAGCGGTTCTGACTGTCTTGATAACACTCTCAAGTGAGGCATATTTGTTTTTAAAATGCGGGTTTCTTTTATCCTCATAGGCATGAGGGTTAGTTTGGTGAAAAGCTATGAGTGCCATAGCTATGTTATTATCTTGTTTATTACTAGTCTCAGGTCTTGCCTCAGACTGCGAATATCGTGGAACTGGCTTTATTGCCTGACCTAATTGTTGCATAGTGTAATCCTCTTACTGTTATTTTTTGCGACTTTGACTTGTATGCCATGACCAAATGCTTCACTCGCATTTTTGGGTACTAGCTTTTTAATTTTGCTTTCAGCATCCTTGAATATTTCATTAGCCCCTAAGGTCTGAATATATTGTTCTGCAAATGCCTTCCATTTAGGATCTGCCTGCATATCTACTGGCACTTTATCCTCTTGAGGAATTGGTATTTCAGCGGTAGGAATGTCGGTTGGCTCTATGTCTAACTCGATACATCCCATAAACCACTTAGCCACGTTTATTAATTTGTCCTGAAAATCACGATCAATTTTAATCTCATGTAAGGCAGGCTGATCACCGCCTTTAATAAAAGATAGCAAGCCATAAGGACATTTCTTGCCAGTGGTTTCCTCAATAAGATATGCATTCCAGTGGATCTGAGGGCTGTAGTATCTGACTAAGCGAGGGATTACGTCTTTATATTCCTCATCTCTTTTAGGTCGCCCCATAGTGAATTTAGCATCAATGACTGCCAATCTATTCTTGTAGCCTTTAACGACACCATCAACAGTACACCGCATAAATGGATGCTTCTTGCCATTAAAAACTTTTTGGCGGTCAATTATAGGTAAATCTAAATAATGCTCAGTCCATTCAAGATTAGCTTCTTCAGTGATATGCCCCATAATCACTGCCCAAACCATTGTCAGATCATCGGGTTGTATCTTGCCAGTCTTTTGCTGAAACAGTTTTAAAATTCGCTCAGGATCTCCTGAAGCTAAGGTGGTTATATCGCTACCACCAATCGTACTTTGACGTTCAGATAAACTTTTTGTGTCTAATCCAAACTTATCAAAAAATGGATATGCCATAGGTTATCTCCTCCTAATTCATAGAAGAGATTATACCTTATTGGCATATATTGCAATATATTTTATTCTATATTAGATCTAGATCCGACTATTTTATGGATAGCAACAATGTCTGAATTTTTAAAAACTTCAGTATTATCAGGACTAAGGGTTGATAGCTTATATTGTCTATCAGTAACCTCAGCTACTTTTCTAATTAGCCCGACAGTGCGGTCACCTGATTTTATTTGCACCACGACAAAATCTTTTTCTTTGACTTGCAGTGATGGATCTACAAATAAAATTTCACCATAAAAATATCTTTGCTCCATATTATTCGATAGCATGAAGCAGGCATAAGCTGTTGGAACACCTAATAAATAGTCAGGTCTTGCACAATGGGTGAACATCTTTTTCTGCACCTGAAAGCCTTCACCGCCATTTGCTAGTGGCAAGCCAAACATAGGCAAGTCCTCAAGTGGTGGCATCTTTTGTGCTTCCATAGGTTTTTTATACATAGGTGATGCGGTGTTAAAGACCCGATCTTCGTCAACTCCAAAAAATTCTAGCAGTTTATCTAAATGGATACCTAATTTTCTATCACCTCGCTCCATCTTACTATATTCAGATTGACCTACACCAATAGCATCGGATACCTCTTTTTGCTGAAGTCCTTTGTTAGACCTCAACACATAAAGGTTATTTGGAAATTTCATGTTGGTTTATTAGCTCCCTTAACAAAAAAAATTGATATATTATTTGCGGTATTAATTCAATTTAATTGTTAGTAGGCGGTGCGATTGGAGGGTTATCCCATGCGTTTAAACTGGCAAGCCTATTTTGTGTTTCAGCTTTTTTATGAATTAGTTTTAAACATCGTGGTTTTCTTTTAATTACTTTCATTTTGCTCCCCTTATTATTTTAACCTCGTTGTACAAGCCACGCAACGAGCAAGACCTATTTAGAATATATAACCTATATGCAAGAATAAATAATTGCAATTTTTTTTAATTACCTTGTTAAATGTATTGACTTAAACAACTTGATAGTTGTATAGGTATAATTATAGTGCAATATAGTCGACTACTACATAAGGTTATCTGAAGTGAAATTATCACAATATCTTGTTAAAAATGGAATATCTCAAAAAGAATTATCTGATCTACTAAAAGTTTCGCAACCAACAATTCATAAGTGGCTTTATGGCAAATCTTTGCCTTCAGCTAAGAAAATGTTGGCAATTCATACCTTCACAAAAGGCAAAGTTAATCTTCAAGATTGGAAAATGTAATGGGAAAATTTTCTAGAGATAAAGGTTATCGAGTAGAAAACAATCTCAGGAAGCAGGCTTTATTGCACGAAGATATTGAGGCAATAAGAGTTCCTCTAAGTGGTGGCGGTAGCATTAAATCAGATTTGATTGTCAACAAGACTGGTGAAGATAAGTGGAATTTAGAAATCAAGTGCAGGGCAAATGGATTTAAATCTATATATGACTGGTTTGAGGGTAATGATGGTTTGGTTATCAAAGCCGATAATAAAAAGGCTTTAGTTGTCATAGATTATGATGATTTTTTGGAGTTAGTGGCTAGACGATGAAGGTTACCTTACTTGATTATGAAATGGCTCAGGGGGCAAATACTGGATCTCTTCGGCACATTGGAGCAATCAAGAGAGGCTACAAAAACAAAACGAAATTACAGTCCAGTTGGAACAGTCACATTGAGGGTGCTTGCGGTGAGATAGCTGTAAGTAAGGCTATGGGAAAATATTGGGGTGGCTCAATAAATACGTTTAAGGAAGGCGGGGATATTGATGGCACTGGTTGGGAGGTAAGGACAAGAAGTAAACAAGGTTATGACTTAATCTTGCGGGATGATGACCCTAAAGATAGGGTTTATTTCCTCGTAGTGGGAGTTTGTCCAACCTATGAGATTAAGGGTTGGATAAGGGGTGGCGAAGGTATGTTAGATAGGTTCGTCAATGATTATGGAGACTATGGGAAGGCATATTTTGTGCCTGAAAGTTTCCTTAACAAAATAACAGAAATGGAGGGTTATATATGAGTATGAAAGCATTTTCGTGGGCAATGTCTCAGCAAGTGGGAGATCCAACAACTAAGTTGGTGTTGCTTATTATTTGTGATCATTTTAATGATAGTAGAGGCTTCGCTTATCCATCTCAGGAAAGACTATCTGAGTTTGCAGAGTGTTCTGTAAGGACAGTAAGAAGACATATAAAAAGTTTATTAGATATGGGATTTATTGAGGTAATTGCTACCCCAAATATGGCAAATAAATACTCAATTCCTGCCCTAAAAATGGAGAGGACAAAATGTCCTACCCAATCAAAATCTGAAAAATGGGGAGGACAAATCAGGTCAAATGGTGAGGACAAGGCTGACCTCCGATCCCTTAATAACCCTTATCTTATATCTAATAAATTAGATATAAGCGAAAATACCACAAAAACTTATGGAGATTTGGTTTATCAAGATCATTTAAATTGGTTAGCAAAACAGAATACTGGAATAAAATATCTGCGACCATTTGTGGGTA